CAACTTCTCGTAATAAAGCAAAAAAGAAATATAGAGGACAAGGATAATGTGGAATTTCTTCCAATGGGCATGGAATTTATCATGGGGAGATGGAATTGCGTTATTAATTTGTCTTTTTGTTTTTTATTATGGTAAAAAATGGATTGATAGTCGTTTCGGAAGTCTAAACAAACGCCAAAAACGTGAAATGAAGGCAATTGTTAGAGAAGCAATGGACGAATGGACGGCAAATTGTGAATATTTAACTATTAAGACCGATGAAGAAGGTCGATATTACTGCTCTAAGAGCGATTGTGAAGGTGTTAAGTTTAATGATGTTAAATAGTGGTAATTAAATAAGCAAAATCGGAGTAAAAATGGAAAAAAAGATGCTTAGAGAGATTACTAATGATAAATTAACACCTAAAAAGCATGATTCTTTGGTTGAAACGGAGCTTTTTGACCCTGAAGAAGACGATGGTTTAGATTATGAAGTCGATGCGATGACCCTGACAGAATATTAGGTCAAAAAACTTAATAAATAAGTTATATTCTCATACTTTTCAATGCCATTAGAACGGGTAGAGCAAGGTTTTAAGGACATTAGTGCAACATTTAAGATAAGTCCTTTAAATAACGACTTACTTGCACTAAAAAATAGTGCTGCAATTGCACGTTCTTTAAGAAATATTGTATTTACTAATCGTGGGGAAAAGTTTTTTAATCCAAATTTTGGATGTGATTTGAAAAAATCATTATTTGAAACCTTAGATGAAGTTACAGCCTTAACTATTAAGGAAGAAATTGAATTTACTATCGTAAATTATGAACCCAGAGTTGATTTACTCGATTTAACGGTGATTCCTGACTATGATAATAATGAATATTTTGTCACTATCGTATATAATATCATAGGTTTGGATGTTCCAGTTCAACAATTAGAGTTCGTATTGCTACCATCAAGATAAATGCCCCTCCAAAACTTTACTGGTTTAGATTTTGACCAGATAAAAACTACCTTAAAGGATTATCTTAAGAATAATTCCAATTTTACAGATTATGATTTTGAAGGATCTAATCTATCTACAATTTTAGATGTCTTAGCATATAACACGTATATAACCTCTTATAATGCTAATATGATATCTAATGAAGTATTCATCGATTCCGCCACTCTGAGGGAGAATGTGGTGGCACTGGCAAGGAATATAGGTTATTTACCAAGGTCTAAAAAAGCATCAAGAAATAAAATAACTTTCTTTGTGGATATGACATCAATCTCACCCACTCCAGCAAGTTTAACTCTTAAAAAAGGTCCTGTTGCAAGTACTAATTCTTTTGGTGGTCAATCTTTTGTTTTTAATATACCTGATGATGAAACAGTTTCTATTATAGAAAGTACAGATTCTACTGGTGGTACTGGAAAATTGGCAAGATTTACTGATATAGATGTATATGAAGGAACTCTTTTAGATAGAGTATTTACATATTCTAGTAGAAATCCATTCCAAAAGTTTATTTTAGAGAATACTGGAATTGATCTTGATACATTGACTGTTAAGGTAAAATCAAATGCTAATTCTACAACTACTGTAGAATATGTTAGACAAGATAGTTTATTTGCAGAAAAAACAGGAACGACTATTACAGGTGAATCTAATGTATATTTTATTAATGAAGTTGAAAGTGAAAGATATGAATTGATTTTTGGTGATGGCATATTTGGTAAAGCACTTCAAGATGGTAATGTTATTGAAGTATCTTATATCATAACAAATGGTGAATCTGCAAATGGCATTAGTAAACTTGCTTATGCTGGAAGATTAACTTATAATAGAAATTCTGTTGATTATAATGTAACAAGTGGAATCTCTTTAATCGCTACCCAGGGGGCATCTAGTGGGGGTGAGACCATCGAAAGTGTAGATTCCGTTAAAAAGTATGCACCACAGATATATGGTACTCAGAATAGGGCATTAACTGCTAATGACTATGAAATCCTAATACCTAATAAGATTTACCCTGAAGCAGAGTCAATCTCTGTATATGGTGGTGAAGAGTTAATCCCACCACAATATGGGAAGGTTTTCATTAGTATAAAACCACGTACAGGTGATTTTGTACCAGGTGCAATTAAAGAAAATATTAAAAGAGATTTAAAGAAATATTCTGTTGCAGGTATTGTAGCAGAAATTCTTGATTTAAAATATTTGTTTATTGAGACTAATAATAGGGTTTATTATAATACAAATAAAGCACCTACTGCAGCTGCTGTAAGTACAATTGTTCAAAATAGTATTAATAAGTACGCTGAATCTGCGGAGCTAAATAAGTATGGTGCTAGATTTAAATATAGTCAATTCTTGAGAGTTATTGATCAAAGTCACGATTCAGTTACTTCTACTATTACTACAGTTGAAATGCGACGTGATCTAAGATTAGCAACTGATACGTTTGCTGAATATGCAATTGATTTTGGTAATGAATTTCATATCGATTCTATGAATGGTTATAATATTCGATCTACCGCATTTAATGTATTAGATATTAATGTTCCTGTTTACTTATTTGATATTCCAAATACTGATAAAAAGACAGGAACTATGAATTTATTCTCTTTGGATTCATCTGGATCAAATAGTCCTATAATTCAAAGAAAAAATATTGGAAAAGTTGATTACAAAACTGGTAGAGTTACCTTAGATCCTATCAATATTGTATCTGGCAAAACTAAAGATGGTGTACAAATTATGGAAATATCTACAATTCCAGAATCTAATGATGTTATTGGATTACAAGATCTTTATTTGCAACTAGATAGTAGTAATGTTGAGATGGTTGTTGATGAAATCAGTTCTGGTATTGACCCTTCTGGATCTAATTATGTTGTTACACCAAGTTACACTACTGGAAGCATCGTAAGATAACAAATGACAGAAAAGAGAGTCCAGTTTAATCAGATTGTAAAGAACCAACTGCCACAATATGTGCAGGAGGATTATCCTTTATTGGGTGAATTTTTATCTCAATATTATCAAGGACAGGAATATAAGGGTGGTCCTCTTAATTTGATTAATAATATTGATGATTATATTAAATTAAATGAATGTGCAAATATCAGTAAATCCACTAAACTTACTTCGAGAATTATTGACTCTGTGTCAACAATTCCTGTTGAGAATACAGAAGGATTTCCTGATCACTATGGTCTTTTAAAAATTAACGATGAGATTATAACTTATAAAAGTAAAACTAGTGTATCTTTTGTAGAGTGTTCTAGAGGATTTAGTGGAATTACCTCATTTACTAATAGTGATAATCCAGAAGATCTTATATTTTCTACATCAAATGTGGCTATTCATGAAGATGAGACCGTTGTAGAGAATTTAAGTAACTTATTTTTAGAAAAATTCCTTGAAAAAGTTAAAAAACAGTTTTTATATGGATTCGATACTAATTTACACTCAGATATAAATCAAAATCTGTTTATTAAACAGTCAAAAGATTTTTATTCAACAAGAGGAACTGATGAATCCTTCAAAATCCTCTTCGGAGCACTATATAGTGAAAAAGTTGATATTATTAGACCCAGAGATTATGTAATATCCCCTTCTAATGCAAATTATAAGTTAGCAAGAGACCTTATTGTAGAACCTGTTGAAGGCGATGTAACAGGTTTAGTAAATAATACGCTTTTTCAGGATGCTTTTGAGAATATAACAAAAGCGTATGCTCCTGTCTCTGATGTAGAAAAGGTAGTTGTTGGAGTTTTAACTAATACTTATTGGAAAATTAGTATTGATGGATCTTATAGTCAAAATGATGGATCTACTGATTTAATCTATGGTGAATTTGTTCCAAATGCTAAAACTAAGATAATAGGTAAAGTAGGTGTAGCTCAGACTTATTTGGATGTTGATTCAACTCTTGGATTTCCAAATTCAGGTACTCTATCTTATAGATTTGAAGATGGGACAGTTGGAGTATGTACATATGCTCATAAAACTATAAATCAGTTCTTAGGAATTAATACAACGGGTATTGGTAAGACAATTCGTGATAATACTGCTATTGATCAAGATACTTACTCTTATAGTGCTGGTGCTGGTAAGACAGATGGTATAAAAGTTAAAATTAGAGCAGTTTTGAATAATTTGGATATTCCAAAAGAGACATATTATCAAAAATCGGGTTCTAAAGTTAAACTTATCTCATTAGGTAAGATTGGTAAAGATAATAAGGTAAATAATTGGTTATTTAATACATCTCAGTCTTATGTCGTTGAAAAATTAGAAATTATTGATTCTATTAACTTCCTTTATAAGTTAACGACGAAAGATAAGAATATTTTAAGAATTGGTGATAAAGTAACTACTCATTTAACTGTAAATAACACCGTTAAGTGGGGATCTCCTATTACTTCGGAATTTGAACCTTCTACAGGTCGTGAATATAATGTAAATGATATTTTTGATGAATATTCTTGTTTGATACAAGGAACTGGTATAACAGATGTTAGTAAAGTTGTTAAAGTAACCAGATTAATCACTAAAGCTGATTCTACAATCCATCCAAGGATAAATGAGCAAACTGCAAATGTTCAAAATGTCTATCTTGATGGAAAAAATACTTTAGTTGCTTCTTCATCAATTCCTTATAGTGGAAAAGTTAAATTAAACCCAAAAAGGCAAAAATTTGATAATATCACTGGAACTTATAATAAAGGTGATACAATCATAAAAATTTCTAGTGGTATAGATCATAATTTCCGTACAGGAGATATGATTTACTATACTCCTCAATTTGAGTCAAAAACTATAAAACTTCCTAATGGAAAAGAAGAATTTATTGAATGGGTTGAAAGTTCTCTCTTTGAGAAGGGTACAAATAATGATTATGGTGAAGGAATTTATTATGTTGAAAGAATTGATGATAATAATGTAAAATTCGCAAAAAGCAGGTCAAATCTTTATAATGAGATTTATGCATCTGTTACGACTGATGGTGGAGTTGATAATGTCACTATAGTTAATAATATTGTTGAAAAGTATGAATTTTATAACAAAAGAATTGAATCTCAAAAACTTTTAAGGAAGATTGATCCAGTAACTCATGATGGTAAATTTACCACTACAATGCCAGGATATACTGGTATTTTAGTAGATGGTGTAGAGATTTTAAACTATAAATCTACTGATTTTGTATATTATGGTAATATCGATTCTATTGATGTTGTAAAAGGTGGTAAAAATTATGATGTAATTAATCCACCTAAAGTAGCAATTACTGATTCGGTTGGTACAGGTGCAACGGGTACTGCATCGGTCAAAGGTAATTTTAAAGAGATTAGACTCTTAAAATCTGGATTTGATTATCTTGATGTTCCTATAGTAAAAATTACTGGGGGAAATGGTAGTGGTGCTGTTGCAGAGGCTAAGTTAGTTACAGTTCCACATCAAAGAACTTTTGATTCTACTGGAATTGGATCTGATACTACTGGAATAGGTACTGTTATAATTGGTGCATCAAGTAATCAGTCAACTATTGGATTTTCTACTTATCATAAGTTTAGAGAAGGTGAAAGAGTTGTTTATAAAACTTTTGGAGAGAAATCATTAGCAGGACTTGGTACAGACTCAATATATTATGTTTCATTAAGTGATGATTTTACTGTTAAGTTACATAAAACATATAATGAAGCAATTGCTGGACTTGGAACAGTAACGTTTACTGCATATGGTAAAGGAACTCATGCATTAAAATCTCTTAATGGAAAGGCAGTTGTAAGTTCTATTTCAATAATAGATCCTGGTTCCAATTATGAAAATAAAGAAAGAACTTGTGTATCTATTGGTATTAATACTGCATTAAACACGATAAACATTCCTAATCATGGATTTAAAGATAGAGAAGTAATTAAGTATTCTAATGATCTTGCAAATGTTGGATCTGGTACTACTACATTAGTTACTGGTCTTTCTACTGCTAAAGATTATTATATTTCTATTATAAATGAAAATTCATTCCAGTTAGCTGCAGTTGGAGTTGGAACAACAGTACCTGATTTTTATCTTAATACTAAACAGTTTGCAGATTTAAGTAGTGTTGGATTTGGAACTCATAAATTCAACTATCCTCCTATTCAAGTACAAATTGAAGGTACTGTTGGTATATCTTCTATATCAGGAGATACTTTTGAAGCATCTGTACAACCTATTGTAAGGGGTGAAATAACATCTATCAATTTGACAGATAACGGTGCTGGATATGGAGTAACCAACGTTCTTAATTTTGAAAGAGATCCTCAAGTTGAAGTATTTTCTGGTCAGAATGCAGTATTAACACCTGTTATATCTGGGGGCAAAATTGTAGATGTTAGTGTAAGTGCAGCAGGTACTAATTATAATGCACCACCTAATTTGGCAATTAGTGGAATTGGAACAGGTGCTGAATTAGTTCCTGAAGTTAATGCTCTTGGTAATATTGTATCTGTTAAAGTACAACATGGTGGATTGGGATATGGTGTATCTACCACCTTTATTCAGGTAGATGCTGCAGGACAATCTGCTAAATTTAAACCCCATTTGGAATCCTGGCAATTAAATAAAGTTAGAAGAAATGAAGATAATATAAGTGATGATGATGTTTTCCTCTCACTTCCACTGAATAGTAATTTTGGATTGCAATGCTCTTATGCATATGCACCTAGAAGTTTAAGAAAGATTCTATATGCAACTGATCAGGATGGTCAAATTTTATTTGGAGCAAAAGATCTCAGATTAGTTAATAATATAGAGGTAGATAATACTCAACATTCTCCTATAATTGGATGGGCTTATGATGGACATCCAATTTATGGTCCATATGGATATTCATCTCAGACTGGTGGTGCTGTTGTTCAAATGAAGTCTGGGTATCTTGAACAGGCAAGTTTAGTAAGTGGAAGACCTCCTGTAAGTGAATTCCCTGCTGGATTCTTTATTGAAGATTATAAGTATATTCCTTCAGATGATGAAAGTGTATTAGATGAGAATAATGGAAGGTTTTGTGTTACTCCAGAGTTTCCCAAAGGTACATATGCATATTTTGCAACTTTTGAGAAGATTCCATCTTCAAGTGGTATATTTGAAGATTATAAGGCACCATCTTTTCCATATTTAATTGGTAATTCTTATAATTCTAAACCAAATGCATTCAACTTTAAGAGAAAATCAAATCAAGATGATTTGAATTTAAATAATACTCAATGGGTTAGAAATACTTATCCATATGCATTGAATAAGAAATATAGTGGATACTCTTATGTTTCACAATCTTATGATTATGTACCTCAAGATTCTACTATTGATTTTGCTAAAAAGGGAACTATAGATGCAATTGGAATATTAACAGGAGGAACTGGATATGCGGTTAATGATAAAGTTGTTTTTGATAAAGCAATAAAGAATAATTTTAATGCATCTGCTAAAGTTGCTAAAGTTGCAAGTCCAGGAATAGGAACTGTTTCTGTAACTAATACTACATTCTCTGATATTGAATTTTATCCTTTAGCAAAAGAAAATTCTAGAGATACTTTAGTTGGAATTTACACTGATAATCTTGGTCTCTTTGATAAATCAGTTGTATCTATTGCAGGTATAAACACAACTGCTTCTAATGTTGATGGTACGTATCATATTGGAATTAGTACTAATTTATTGACTGTAACTTCTGCTATTAGCACTGAAGGTGTTACTGGTATTGTTACTTATTTCTCAGTAGGTGGTGAAATAAAATGGCCATTTATTAAAGAAAATGATCTTTATAAGGTAGGAACTGAAGAGATAAAAGTTTTAAACATTGATGAACTTAATTCTCGTCTTAGAGTTTTAAGATTGAATAATGCTGTTAGTGGTGTATCTCATACCATAACTACTGTTCTAACTGAACTTCCTAGAAAGTTTACTATTCAACCAAGTGGAGGAACGACATCCTATCCTACTAGGATGAATAAGGAAGTATATTTTGATGCTAGGGAATCTGTTGCAATAGGAACTGCTCAACCATTTAGTGTTGTTGGTGTTGGAAGTACTCTTAGGTTTGCTAATCCAGGAGCTGGTATAACTGAATTATTTGCTCCTCTTCAAACTTTATATTTACCTAAGCATGGGTTAGTAACTGGTGATAAAGTTACTTATCAAGCAGATGGAAGTGGTGACTATAATATTGGAATTATCACTTCTTCCAATCAAGTAGCAACTGGTGATAGTTTTAGTTTATCTGATTATTCTTCTTTATGGGTTGCTAAAATAAGTGATCATTATATTGGATTATCAACTGTTAAAGTTGGAATGGGATCAACAGGATCCTTTGCTGGAATTGCAGATACGACTTCTCATCAAGGGTTGGTTTATTTTAATCATGTTGGTCTAGGTGGTACAACACATAGTCTTAAGACAGATTTTAATGTTGTAAAGGGTGATTTGGAAAGAAATTTAGTAACTGTCAAGATTTCTGCAGGAGCTACTCATGGATTAAGTAATGATGATACTATTTCTATGAATATTAATCCTGGAATTAGTACTACTACAACTTTAAAATATAATTTAGCAAATAGAAAGGTTATAGTTAATCCATTAGGATTTAGTACTTCTGGAATAGTAACTACTACTTCAGCAACGGGAATTCCTGATTCTATTAATATTAATGATCATAATTTAACAACAGGTCAAAAAGTAATCTATACTGAAAATGATACAGGAACTGCTATTGCTGGATTAACAGATGAAACTCAATATTATGTTTATGTTGTAGATAGAAATTATATTAAACTAACAGAAAACAAATACGAAACTACTCAATCAATTCCTGTTTTTGTTGGATTGACTACTGCGGGAGAAGGTACTTTATCACCAGTTAACCCACCTTTAAGATATTATAAAAATTCCAATGTAACATTTGATCTTACCGATTCTTCTCTCTCATATACTCAAAGTACCACTAATTATGCTGCTTTTAAATTAGAATTTTATGAAGATTCTAATTTTACTGTTCAGTATAATACTAATGGTGTAGAAGATGACAAATTTAATATTACAGAAACTGGTACTGTTGGAGTTACAACTGATGCTAAATCTGTATTAAAGGTAGATGCAGATACTCCCGATATTTTATATTACAAGTTAGTACCAATAGATTCTTCTCAAAATACTGTAATAAACAAAGAAATTGTAGTAGATGATACTGTAGATTTAAATAATCAGATTATCTTTGAAAAGAGCATTTATAATGGTGATTTCAAGGTCACCAAATTAACTGATCAAGTTTTTACTTATAATTTGGGTGAAAGACCAGAAAGATCCGAATATACACCTTCACCTGCTCATTTGGATTATATAACAAATTCTTCAACTGCGTATGGTCGTATTGCTGAAATTAAGTTATCTGACAAGGGTGGTGGATATGCTGATTTACCAGGAATTACTACAGTTACGACTACAACAGGAACTGGTGCAGAATTAGAAGTTTCTAGTAAAACGATAGGTAAAGTTGTAAGAACTAGTATTGATAATATTGGATTTGATTATCCTTCTGATTTAACATTAGATCCTAGTGCATTATTCCCACAAGTATTAAAGGTAGAACCTCTTACTGGATTTGATGCTATTGGAATTACTTCATTTGGAATAGGGTATAATACTAATCCAAGTCTGATTGTTCTTGATGGAAGTACTAAAGAACAGATTAAGGACGTTGATTTATTATATAATCGTGAAGAAAAGAAAGTTGAGATTTTAAAGAACAGTTATAGTTTATCTAATACACCTCCTACTATTATTCCAGTTGGAAATCCTAATGGTGTCAGAGCAAGTGGATTTACTTTTAATAGAGAAGATACTAGTACTACTTCCAGTACTACAAGTACAGTATATACAAATATTCCTACTGTAACTGTTACTCTAAGTGAATCCTTTAATAGTATTAAAACTGCTGGTGGAGATTTTAAGAATCCATTCCCATTTGCTATTAATGATGAAGTTTTAGTAGAAAATGTCAGTGTTGGTGTTGGTTCGACTTCTAAGGGATATAATTCTTCCCAGTATGAATATGCAAGATTTAAGATTGTTGAGGTAACTCCAAATTATGGTGGTATTGGTACTGTTAAGTATCGTATGGATGGATACCTTCTTGATGATGAGTGGCCAGGTGTTTATGATAGTATAGAATCTGCTGGAATGCTGATTCCAACCAAATGGTTCCCTCATTTTGATGCTACTCTTAAACCAAATGCGTTTAATAATGAAGATGAAGTAAGAGCAGGTGATAAGGAAGGTACAGTATTTGAATGGAATTCATCTGCAAAATTCTTAACTGTAGAGAGTAATGAAGAATTTGAAATTGGTGAAATTCTTATTGCTGATGATACAGGAGCACAGGGTAGAATTAAAGAGGTAGTTTCTTTTGAATCCAAATACGATCTTGATGATATATCCACTACTGATAATGGATGGGAATATCTAACTGGATTCTTAAATAATGAATTACAAAAAACACCAGATAATGATTATTATCAGAGTTTCTCTTATTCTATTAAATCTAAAGTTCAGTTTGAGGAATGGAAGAATATTGTTGGATCATTAAATCATACTGCTGGATTTAAGAAATTTAGTGATCTTCAAGTTGAATCTTCTTTAGGATCTGATATTGCTCTCCAAGTTGGTATATCGACTGAAGTTACAAGAGTATTGGATCTTCATGGTTTGGAAGATATTAATAGGGTTAGAAACTTTGATTTGGCAACTGAGAATTTCCTTACTGGGGTTTCAAGAGCATATTCAGATGAGATTAACTTTAAGACAAGACTTATTACTGATTACTCAGAATCTATTGGAAATAGAGTTCTGGTTATGGATGATATTAGTGATGAGTTTAATAATAATCCACGATCAACTCCATATTCAGATGTTTGGAGACAAAGATTGTCAGATGGTAGATCACAAGCATTCATAATTTATATACAAGATAGATTATATACTGGTGAGAGACAAATATTAAGAGTTAACGCATTACATGATACTGGTCGTGGTATATCAATGCTCAATCAGTATGGTGATGTTTGGAGTGTTCTTGATTTAGGAGACTTTGATTATGTAATTGACGGAGCTGATTCTATTCTAAGATTTTATCCTCATAAGTTTAAACTTAACAATTATAATGTTGTACCTTTCGTCTTTAATGTTGATAAGAATATTCTTGGAATTACTACTAGTCAAATAGGTGTATCAGTTGGTAGTACTGAAATACCAGCTGCACCTGCAAATCCTTCTACTGGATTAAATGGATCTCTTGTTAGTATTGCATCTACCGTAGTTGAAATTGCTGGTGGTGCTGCTGGTACGGTATTCACTCTTGCTGGTATTGGAACGACTATATCTGGACATAGATCTGCTAAGATCTTTATGAGTATTGAAGCAAGTGATGGAAGTGTTGAGCACGATGAATTAACTGTTATTCATGATGGAACTAACGTTGGATGGCAAGAATATGGTCAGTTAACAATTCACTCTCTTGATCCTTATAGTACTGGAAATATAGGAACTTACTGGCCATACATGTCTGGTAATGATCTTATAGTATCTTACACTCCAGAAGCAGGATATACAACATCATGGGTTAATGCAGTTGCTATAGGTATCGCTACAGAGGGGTATCAAGGAATTGGTACTTATGACTTCTCATATGGTTCTATGAGAGCACAAAGTACTGGTATTGTTTCTAGTTCTACTCCAAGTGCTGTTGGTATTGCTAGTTACCATAATGACTATGATGCTGCTTATTGTGTTGTCCAGATTGCAAATGTATTGGATGGTAACTATGAGATATCAGAAGTTATTATTGTAGATGATTATGCTGATGATTCTCAGGTAATGTTAACTGAATATGGTAATGTTAAAGTTGGTACTACAAATGCTGGAATGGGTACTATTAGTGGTCGAAGGGCTGCTGATGATAATACTGAAATTACCTTTGTTCCTCATGCTGGAATAGGAGTATCAATTACAACCTTCATGACTCCATTGAGACCTGAAATTAATGGTACATTACTACCTGCAGGTGCTACGAGAGCAGTTGGAGGAGAAACTAAGAAAGATTTAGGTAATGCTCAGATAGGAAATGATATTAATATCTACGAAGGTACTGAGGCAATGATTAAGAGGCAGTTTGCCTTGAAACATAATACTGATCCAATTTTCAGAAGGAATTTTGATGGATCTAGTACAAGTGTTGTTGATCTTACTAATAACACAATTTTAATTCCAAATCATTTCTGGGTAACTGGTGAGGAAATTGTATACTCTGTTAAGACAGCAACTGGAGTTGGTACTACAGGAGATACTATTGGTATTTCTAAAACAGAATTCTCTGGTGTAGGTACAGTTACATACATTCCTGGTCAGTCAGTATATGTTATTAAGAAAGGTGAGAATAAGATTCAACTTGCTAGATCTGCAGAGGATGCACTGAAAGAAATTGCTGTTCCTCTTGATCTAACAGCAGTTGGTGTGGGTACTTCACATAGTATTACATCTAAGAATCAGAATACCAAGGTAATGGTTGGTATTGATAATATGATTCAATCTCCTATTGGTGATACAACTGTTTCAACTACTTTAGATAGAGATGCTGCTTTAGGTACAGATGTAATTTACTTTACGGGAATTACGTCTATCTTTGGTGCTGATTATGTAAGAGTGGGTACAGCCACTACGTATGAAGTAATGAAGATACTCTCTGTGGGTATTGGATCTACTAATGCAATTAAAGTACAACGAGGTTGGTTAGGGTCTACGATTGTTGGACATTCCACAGGAGATACTGTTACTAAGATTAGAGGAAATTATGATATTAAGGATAATTATATTAACTTTATGGAGGCACCTCCAGGAAAGAATCCTGTTGGAAGTGTAACCAATCCTCCAGATGATAGAGATTGGACAGGTATTACTACGTCTTCTAGTTTCCACGGAAGATCCTTTATGAGGTCTGGTGTAGAAAATGGAACTAGTGAAACATATACATTGAATTATCAATATGATGATCTTTCTAACCAGTTTACTGGACAGGATAAAGACTTTAATTTAACTGTTGATGGTTCAAATGTTACTGGTATTGCTACTAATAATGCTATCGTTTTAATTAACTCCATATTCCAAGGACCTGGTAATTCAGTTGATTATACAATGGCCCAATCTGGTGGAGTATCAGAGATAGCATTTACTGGTGGAATTGCTACAAATGCATATGATCCTAATACTGCAACTATTCCTGTTGGTGGTCTGATTGTTTCTATTGGATCAAGTAAGGGATTTGGTTATCAACCTCTCGTTGCTGCTGGTGGTACTGTAACAGTATCGATTGCTGGTACTATTGCATCTATAGGTATTGGAACATCTGGTTCTGGTTATAGAGCAGGTATTCAAACTGTTACTGTTGGTATTCAGACAGAAAGTATGGGTGCTGCAGGTATTACTAGTGTTGGTGTTGCTGCTGTATCAAATGGTCAAGTAACTGGTGTTACTATTACAAATCCACAATGTTTCTATAAACCTAGAGACATTCGGATGGTTTCCTATGGTAATACAACAGGTTTAACTACAGTTACTACTGCTACTCCTCATGGGTTAAGTAGAGGATCTGATATTGTTCTTTCTGGTATTGCATTTACTTGTGGATACTCTACAGCTGTAGGAATTGCTACTGCAGATTATGATAGTAGTTCTGGTATTATGACAGTTACTACTTTGTATGATCATGGATTATCTGCTACAGGAACTCAAAAGAGTACAGTTGTATTAACTGGTCTTGCAATGACTTGCGGATTGGGAGCCACAGTCAACCACATCTACCCTAGAAACAAAGATATAGTATATAACACTGCCGTAGGTATTAAGAGCGATGGAACGCCATATACAGTAACAAATGCACTTTATAGTCCTATTACTGGTTTAACGACTGTTACAGTTGCTAGTCATGGATTCTCTAATTTAGATTATGTTAGATTCCTTGATGGATCATTAACATTTACATGTGCTAAAGATAATAATGCCACTAATCATTCCTATCCAAGATCAACCGATCCTGTTCATGGTGAGTGGTTACCAATTACAAATGTAACTAGTGATACTTTCCAAGTTAATGTCTTAGGTATAGGAACCACAGGAACTGCCTCTGCTGCTCCATCTACTAATACTAGTGCTCACACCTTCGTCAGTGCCACTACAGGTGGTCTAATCCATAACGATGGTACAATCACCCTCGATGTCACTGCTGCGTTACCTGCAAGTGATCGTTATGAGCATACTTTTGTAAGTGCTGATTCTAATGCTGTAGTTAGTGGTGGTAATTATACCCATACATTTGATAGTGCCACTACAAATGGTGTAACTGTAACTGGTGTAGGAGCATTTACTCCTACTGCGGCTACCTATACACCTTCTACAGGTAATATGGTATTGACCATTGCTGGACATTCATATAATACATCTCAAACTGTTTCATTTGCTACTGGTGCTATCACCTTTACTTGTGAAATGGATGATGATGCTACTACTCATTCTTATCCTCGTGCTGGTGATCCTGTAGCAGGAATTGTAACTGCTATTACAGCTACAACAACTAATACAATTACTGTTAATGTTGGTGCTTCTCCTCTTGTCAACTATACACCTACTAATGCAACTTATGATGAAGATTCAGGTGAAATGGTTCTTACAATTGGAACACATGGATTACAGGATGGTAAATCTGTAAGACTTGCTGATGAATCGATAACCTTTACATGTACTAAAGACGATAATGCAACTAATCATTCATATCCTCGTGCAAGAGATCCATATTATCAAACTGCTGTAGGAATTGCCTCAACTAGTTCTACTACCATTACTCTTAATGTTGGTGCAGCATTAGCAGGAAATCAATATCCTCATACATTTGTAGGGGCTGCAGCAAGTACAATTATTACTGGAGCAAATTATTCTCACGCATTTAGATGGGCAACTAAGGATGGTGTAACGTCTTCGGGTAATACATCCTTTACTGCTACAGATGCTACTTATAATGCTGTTACTGGAGATGTAGTTTTAACAATATATTCTCATGGATTAAATGCACCAAGTACCAGTACAGCAACAACCGCAACTTATGATCCAGTAGTTGGTATTGTTACCTTAACTGTTGCTGATCATGGATTCACAAATGGTGATTTTGTTAAGTTGGCTGATGATTCACTGACGTTTAGTTGTGTAACTGGATCTGCTACTAAAACTTATCCAAGATCTACAGACCCAATTAGTGGTAAGTGGATTGCAATTTCTGGTGTAACTACTGATACCTTTGCTATTCAAGTTTTAGATAATGTACCTTCTACTAATACTGGAATTCATACATTCATATCCGCAACTTCTAATGGAATAAGTCATGCAAGAGACCTAGTAGGAATTGGTACAAGTTCATTAGCATTTGCTTGTGAAATGGATCAGTACGGTACTGACCATGCATATCCTCGTGCAAGTGATCCTATAGCAGGAATTAATACAGTAATTACTGCAGCATCGACTAATACAATTACTATTAATGTTGGTACATCTCCTGTTGGATTTAATACAGTTACTGCTGCCACTTATTATCAGAGAACTGGTGATATAATGTTAACCTTGATGAAGGCTCATACATTAACAACTGAGAATAGCGTTAGGTTAAAGACAGAAGGTTTAAGATTTACTTGTACTAAGGATAGTAATGCAACTCAACACAGATACCCAAGAGGTGGTGATCCTGGATATGATGGTATGCAGGTTGCTGGTGTAGGGAGTGCTAGAAACTTCTCAATCTATGTTGGAACTTCTACAGTACCTACAAATTATGTTTCTGGAGGAACTGTACAAGCATGTATCTATGCTCCTAGAAATACTGATTTAGATGAACCAGGTGTAACAGTTAATAAGGTTCTTGATGATACTACCTTTGAGGTTCAAGTAGGTCTATCAAGTAGACATCATATTTACAATAGAGGTGGATCAGTTAATCAACAAATGAAGGTTGTATTTGATGAACCTATTGGATATAGTGATATTCCTCTTGTATACAGTGCTGATTCTCCTGGATCAGGTGGAGCACAAGCAACTGCTGATATTGTAGTTGGTCAAGGATCTACTGTAATTGACTTTACTTTGACTAATGTTGGATATGGATATGGTGCTAATCATATAATTACACCACAAATAACGGGTGCTCTTGGTATTCCTACCTTTACTAATTTTGTTCCTTCTACTGAGTTCCAGATGACAGTAGAAGAAGTTCATAATGATCAGTGGAATGCATGGTCTGTTGGACAACTTCAAGTTATTGATGATTTTTCAAGTTTATTCAATGGTAAGAGAAAGACATTCCCAATTGAATTATCTGGTACTCCACTATCCATCCAAGCAAGACCTGGATCTACAGTAACTATTCAGGATTGTCTGCTTATCTTTATTAATGATATATTACAAATTCCTGGTGAGTCTTATGACTTTACTGGTGGTAGTAACATAAGTTTCACTGAAGCACCTAAAGCAGAAGACACTATGAAGTTCATCTTCTATAGAGGAACTGGTGGTGCTGATGTTATTGATAAGGATATTATTGAAACTGTTAAAGTTGGTGATGATTTAACTCTTGGATGGGATGCTGATCTAACAGCAATTAATAAACCACAAGAAAGTTGGTTACAGGAAGGTGATCGTACAGTTGATAAGATTAATTCTGCTAATTCATGTGATACTAATCCATATGATGGGCCAGGTGTATATGAAGAAACTACAGTTCATAGACCTATAGATTGGGTTAGACAGGTTGAAGATAAGTTTATTGGTGGTAAGAAGATTGGTAAGGATCGTGTGATGTATAAAGCAAGTCTCTTCCCTAGAGCATATCTAACTCAAAATGTTGGTGTAGGTACAACTGTCATTTATGTTGATAGTGTTAGACCATTCTTTAACGCTGCAAATGAAAATAAAGTTTCTACAGATTTCCAAAAGGATGTTGAACTCTTTAACAATAAGGAAGTAGTTTCTGCTGCTGCAACTGCAATAGTTTCTGCTGCAGGGACAATTCAATCTATTTCTATATCAGGTACAGGTAACACTGCTGGTAGAGGATATTCGAGTGCTCCAGATGTAACTATTCAAAATCCTGTTGGTGTGGGAACAACTGCTCGTGCAGAAGCATCTGCTACTATTTCTGGAGGTGCAATATCTGCTATAACTGTTGGTATTAGATCTGGAATTGGATATACAGGAACTAACCCACCTTTGGTTCTAGTTGGACCTCCTGTAGATTATAGTGAAAGTAATTCTGTTGATTCTTATGCAGGAGATGAGGGTCTTATTACTGGTATTGGAACAACAACAATTGCTGGTGTTGCTTCTACTGCTATTGTCTTTGATATGGTCATACCATCAGATTCTTGGTTAAGAGATTCTGATATTACTCAACCTGCTGTAGCAACAGTATGTGGGTTATCAACTGGTGATTACTTCTTAGTTTACAACTCTAATACTGGACCTTCTTATGGTGTAACATCATTACAATCTGACAATAGTATTTGTGGTGTAGGAACTACTGGTATAGATAATGTTTATAGAGTTGCTCACCATTATTCTTACACGGGTGATGCAATAGGATTTGGTAATACAACTATGGTACAAGTAGTTGCAAGTGTAAGTAGTATAGATGGAGTAACTGCTGTTGGATCCAGTAGTTTCTATGGAGAGTATAGTTGGGGTAGAGTAATTCTTTCATCCAGAGCAAAATCTCAATCATTTACCGTTAATACTACATCAGGTATTAGTGGAATTGAAACGGGTCCAGTTCTTCAGAGGGTCAAACCTTTGAGGATTGAGAATTATGACACATAAATAAGTAAAAAAACTATAGGTACAATGGCTGCCATTATAACTGATCAGATAAGAATATTGAATGCGAAGAATTTCGTTGCTGGTGTTTCTACATCAGACAATTCTTATTACACTTTTGTGGGACTTCCTAATCCTACAAGTATTCAGTCTGATTGGGATGATAGTCCCCCTGCACCTACTGATAATTTTGAGAAAGAGAATGAGTATTGGGACACAATGATCGCTCTCAAGAAGATAACTGATCAGGATGTAAAGCAAGTTGTAAGAAAGAATAATTGGGCATCTGGTACAACTTATGATTATTATAGATCAGACTATAGTATTACTAATACCCCTAAACATGCACAAGGAACTTCTTTATATTCAGCCAATTATTTTGTAGTTAATAGTGATTATAGGGTTTATGTTTGTTTAGAAAATGGTACAAACCCAGAGAATTTGGAAGGAAGACCTTCATTAGATGAACCAACATTTACAGATTTAGAACCTAAAGCAGCAGGAACAAGTGGTGATGGTTATATATGGAAGTATCTTTATACTATTAAACCAGCAGAATTAATTAAGTTTGATTCTACGGAATATATGCCTGTTCCTAAGGATTGGTCTACTAGTTCTGAGAATGCATCTGTTAGAGATAATGCTGTTGATGGTGGTCTTAAAGTAGTTGTTATTCAAAATAGGGGTGTTGGTTTAGGTACTGCTAATAGAACATATACTAGAGTTCCTATTAAAGGTGATGGTTCTGGAGCAGAGTGTACTGTTGTTGTTAATGCTGATCAAAAGATTGGTAGCGTAACCATCTCAAATGAGGGATCTAACTACACTTACGGTACTGTTGATTTGGTTGCTGGAGGACTTCCTTCTCCAGATTCTTGGCCACAACTTGATGTAATTATTCCACCTCAAGGTGGTCATGGTTCCAATATCTATAGAGAGTTAGGAGCAACTAATGTTCTTTTATATTCTAGAATTGAGAACGATACAGAAAATCCTGATTTTATAACAGGAAATCAAATTGCTAGAATTGGGGTTGTATGTAATCCTAAAGCATATGGATCTACTTCAAATCTCACTCTTGATAAAGCAAGTGCTACCTATGCTTTACGTTTAACTGGTGCTGGTTATAGTTCTGCCACTTTTACTGGTGATTCTGAAATTACTCAAACTACTGGTTCTGGTGTAACTGCTATTGGTAAAGTTATTAGTTATGATCAAGTTACTGGTGTATTAAAGTATTGGCAAGATAGGACAACTGCAGGATTTAACACTGTAGGTGCTGCTGTAACTAATCCTACATATGGATTTAAAACAAATCGATTTACTGCTGATATTGAATCTGGTGGTAGTTTTACAATCGTAGGTGGTAGTTCTAATTTATCTATTAGTACTAACTTTAGTGGTCTCTCAACCTCAATAAATAATAAAACATATTACCTTGGTCAATCATTCACTGACGGTATATCTAACCCAGAAGTTAAAAAGTATTCTGGAAATATGATTTATATTGATAATAGACCAGCGATTACTCGTTCTTCTAATCAAAAGGAAGATATCAAAGTCATATTGCAGTTCTGATAAGAAATGACTCAACAAACAAATTTAAACGTATCACCATATTTTGACGACTTTAATCCGTCTAATGATTATTATCGTGTACTGTTTAAACCTGGATACCCAGTTCAGGCAAGGGAATTAACAGGTCTGCAATCTATATTACAGAACCAAATTGCAAAATTTGGTCAACATATGTTCAAGGAAGGTGCGAAGGTAATTCCTGGAAATACATTTTATAATAGAAATTATGCAGCAGTACAAATTAATAAAACACATCTAGGGGTTCCTGTAGAAGCATATATTGATCAATTATTAGGTACGAAAATTGTTGGATTAACTTCAGGTATAACAGCAGTTATTGATAAAATTTTAAAATCTGAAGATTCTATAAAAGATAATTTAACATTATATGTTAAATATCATTCTGCAGATATTGCAACTAATGAGGTTACTACATTTGGTGATGGTGAACTTTTAGCAGCTTCTAGTGATATTACTTCTGGTCCATTAAATAGTACATTTATTCCTTCAGGAGAATCTTTTGCATCAACTATTTCAGTTAATGCAACATCATATGGAACTTGTTATCAGATATCCGAAGGTGTATATTTTATAAGAGGTAGTTTTGTAAATGTTCCTGCGGATAAACTTATTGTTAGTCAATATACAAATGTCCCTACTGGAAGGATTGGTCTGAAGGTTATTGAAGAAACGGTTAATTCTGATGAGGATCCAAATTTAACCGATAATTCAAAAGGATTTAATAATTATGCTGCTCCAGGTGCAGATAGATTAAAGATTACTTGTTCTTTAATGTTTAAGGAAGAGGGTGATTTTAATGATGATAATTTTGTTCAATTAGCAGAAGTTAGAGATGGTGGATTAATAGCGGATACAGCAACCACTCAATATAATATACTTGCTGATGAACTTGCTAGAAGGACATATGCAGAATCTGGAGATTATACAGTTAAACCATTTAAGGTTAGATTTAGAAATTCTTTAAATAATGGAATTAGTAATGATGGTATATGGAATTCAGGTCAATCTACTAATGAAGGAGCATTAGCAAGTGATGATCTTGGAGTATATCAAGTTTCATGTGGAAAGGCATTTGTAAAAGGATATGAAATTGAGAAAATTGCAACTACTTTTAAAGATATTGATAAACCTAGAACAACCAGAACATTAAAGAATCAAGCAATAACTTATAATACAGGGGCTACTCTTACTGTTAATAGAGTTACTGGTGCTCCTCTTATTGGTGTTGGTAATACTTATGTCTTAAGTTTAAGGGATCAAAAGGTTGGTATTGCCAGTTACACTGCACCTGGTAATGAAATTGGTCTTGCAAGAGTTTATGATGCTGCTTTAGAATCGGGATCTTATAGTACAACAAATTCTAATGTAAATGAGTGGGATATTTCTTTATATGATATACAAACATATACAACTGTAACATTAAATGAGGCTATTACATTAGATCTTCCAACATATGTAAAAGGTAAGTATAGTGGTGCTAGTGGTTTTTTAAGAGATGCAACCACTACTGATGCATTAACTCTATATGAAACTTCTGGAACTTTTGTTAAAAATGAACCATTTGAATTTAATGGTATAGAGAATAGTAGAGTTGCTGTTGCTGTTACTTCTTATGGTATGGGAGATGTTAAATCTCTTTATGCAGGGCCTGGAATAGGAACAATTGGTTATGCTGTAACATTTACTGGTGACACTCTTCAGAGAGATGAGTGGAATATTGGAAATGCGGTAATTACGGAAGTTAATGGATCTACAGGATTAAGTACGGTTACTAGTAGCAATCCACAATTCCCAGGAATTTTAAAGAAAGGTAATATACTTAAATTTGGTGGATTGAATAATGCTGATTCTTCTTATGCAAGGGTTGTAAGTGTTGGTACTGATGATATTAGTATAACAGGTGTTTCTACTGTTAGTGGTGTTGCACAAGGAGAATTACCAAAACAGGGAACTGTTGGTGTTACTACATCATCTACAGGGGGTCATTTCTTAAATGCATCAGATTTAACACTAGTTACAACTGATTTTGCTAAAGAAATAGATAATACCTTATACACAACAATGCCAAAAAGTATGATCTCAGATGTAGATCTTACTGATGCTACTATAAGAATTAGAAAAACTCAAGAAGTTACTATTGATGGAGCTACAGATTCATTAACTTCTGTTATTACTGCTGGAACAAATGAAACTTTCTTACCTTATGATGAGGAAAGATATTCATTAATTAGATATAATGATGGTGTTACTGAAGTACTTAATGCTAGTAAGTTCAATTTTAATGCAGGAATGACAACACTGCAGATTGAAGGTATAGGTAGTGATATAGGTAGTACAACTCAAAAAGCAACATTAGTAACTACTTTATCCAAATCTCAAGTAAAAGCAAAGATAAAGAGAAAGAATAGAGTTAATACTATTGTTCTTGATAAGTCTAAACTTGTTGGATCTGGTATTGGTGCAACTACATTGAATGATGGTTTAGATTATAATGCAAAGTATCCTTATGGAACTAGAGTTCAAGATAATAAGATTTCTTTAAATACTCCTGATATTGTTTATATTTTAGGTATTTTTGAATCAACTGATACATCAGAAGCTTCTGCTCCTAAATTAACATTATCTTCAATTGATGGTGCTACAGGTAAAACTGAAGATTTAATAATTGGAGAGGATGTTATAGGTGAAGAATCTGGTACAATTGCA